GGATATCCATAGGACCCAGTATACCTAGAACAGGGCGAAAGTCTCATCACTCTAACTCTGTTTGTACCCCTTATTATTACGGTGTTGGGTACGTTTCAAATCCCGGTATTACGTCATAGTAAACATTGTATTTTAGCCCCGAAGTTACCGGCCTGTTACTGTAAGCAACTCCCCTAGTAATTAATTCCGGAACTGGGAGGATATCAGGTAACAACCGTTGTATAACATTCTTAGTTTTTTGGTAGTTAGGGCTGTACACGGAGAAGCTGGTATTAGGAAGAGAAGTATTTGGGTTACTAGGGTCTCTCCACCTAAAGTCAGAAATGCTATTCATGTTTTCGACTAACCAACCACCCTTACGAGTGTCTCCATCAAAGTAGTCACCTAGGTAATTTCGTTCCAACAGAACATTAGAAAAATCGTTATAAGTAAACGATAGATTTCCTAGTACAGGCCTAAACACAAGTGACACTACCGCTGGTGTATATTCTTCTAGCGATATCTCTCCACCTAGTCCGTCAGGTATTGATTCCGGTACTTCTAATTTCCAATACCGAATACCGTTTACTTCTACAGACTCAAAGTCCGACACTATGTGTAGACCCTCGGAAAGCCCACCACTTGTATAAAGGCTTACTTTAACAATGGCATCTTGAATATTCTTTAGCGTAGAACTTTGCTGTACTGAGAAATAAAGAACATCTTCAAATCTGACAAAGATGTCCGCCCCAAGGGTCTCTAAGTTTTCAAACGCACCAGTTGCTGGATCTGGGTAGCTAACCCATTTTTGCTGTGATCCAATGATGGGGTCTCTTCCAGATGGGCTAGGAGTTCCACCATCGAACACAGTCCCCGTGGAGTACCCCAACTCATCTAAGTCCCCACCAGCAGATCCGACGTAATCATTATATTCAAGATCAACGTTATTCCATCCCGTGTACGGGAACCCAACATCAAAAGTCAACGTTGGGTTGGATGTAGGTACTCCACCGTCTAGACCAGCCTGTACACCATTTACAAATTTGGGGTCTTTTACTAAGTTACAACGCTGTGCATACACAAAGATGCTTTTATCAACGGTGTCCACTATTACGTCGGACCCAGCGATAGCTGTCAGTTCTCGCTCTATAGCACCCGTGGTCCCCTTAGACCGACGTAGTTCCCCGATGATATCAACGATCTTCCGCAGCCTGTCAGCACCAAGCTCTTGTGCCCTCAGGTCTATCCCTAGGTCCCCAGCAATGTTATTAAGTGTCTCAACCTCTGCGACTTGTGGGTCTTTCATGGATATTTTGTAATCCAATATTGTTCTTATTCTGTCTACATCCCAGCCAAAAACCCGTAGGAACTTTTTGAGAGAACCACTTCCTTGTGTTTCGTCTAGGCCTTTGTACCAAAGAGGGATACGGTCATACATGTCCTCTGCTGTGCCATAGTCAGTTGGTAGTAACACAGATAACTTTGCTACTGGTTCGTAATACTCATCATCGCTGTTTGATAGGTACCTAACAAACATCGTGTAGTACGCCCACTGGTAGTCATACACCTTGTGTATAAGGGACTTCTCAGATCTTGTGTTTATTAGGAGTTGACCTTCTATTACTGTTTCAGGGTGCCCAATAGAGGAGTACACAATATACAAATCGTAGGGTGTTGGGAGTGTCCCAGGTTCCTCTAAATTGACATCCCATCTTAAAGTAACAGTGTTGTAGTCATCACAGTACCCTTCAAAGAAGGAGATACCTGAACGCAACGAGGATGCTGGTGCAAACTGAATACCGTCAGCACGAAGATATGTTGCTGACGCCGACGCCGCCGACGCCGAGCTTGTGGTGGGGTAATACTGTAAGTATGACCCACCCTCAGGTGTTCCTCTTCGCAGTGTGAATGATTTACGTGCCATAGTGGGTGTTACACAGATGTGGTAATACCACCAACGGTGGTAATCGTGTAAATTCCTTTTTTGATAAGTTCTACTGGACCTAGTCCTCCCACAGGTACTAGGGTTCCCCCACTATCTCGCATTTCCAAAACTGTAATTACACAGTTTTCAACTCCCTCTACATCAAATATTGCTTTGTAAAGTTCGCCTAGTACTATCTCTTTTCCGAACTTAACTTTTCCAAATTCAAAGAACGAATCTAGTACTAATTCGACATCTGCTTTTACCCATGCCGCAACATACCGTTTGTCCACGGTGAGCGTCATACTTATATTGACTTTCTTTAATACAATCTCGGGTGTTACATCAACGGTTACACCTAACATTGCTTTCTCGCTGACAGTTTCAATGATGCTATTTGATAAATCAGACGGAATTGGTATGGTAAAACCTTCGTAATTAAGGTAGTTTGACACTAGCGGTAGTGGATGTACTGTTATTAAAGACATTCCCGCAGCGTTGTTGGCTGCAGCAGAGTCATAGAAAACTGTTAGTTCATAAGTTGGCTCAACCTCTACTGCCAGGGCGATTTGGTATGAGATCTCTGCGTCGTATACACCGCTAACTGTAAGGGCTAAGCTCTTGTAGTCACCAAGGGTTACAGCACGATCTTGTGCTTTTACTACTGATTGCAATGACCGACGTATGGATTCAACATCTTCCCCATCGTCTCCTCCCAACGCTGGTGAGGACCCCTCTACATTTATATTAGTGTTATCAAACGACTCAAAATCATATATAGAGTTCTCTGGTAGGTTGCCTAATCTTCCGGAACTTGAGATATAAGAAATAGTTATCTTGGCACCAGCCGGAGGTATACGACCACTAGCCCTATCCCCAAAGTAGATCTCAAGGATCCCCTCAGGGTTAGGGGTTACAATAAACCCAGGAGCCCCGACAGGCATATCTGCAACTGAGCGATATCTAATCCAGGGTTTACGAATACCTTCTTCGTAGACATACACCTGAAGTCGGCTTGGGACTGCTTCTGTGTCACGGAGAACATAACGCTGATTGGGGTACCCAGATGAAGAGTCAGTAAGCACCTCTTCCTCTATTAGTTCTCCCTCTATTACTTCAATAGAACTCAACTGCCCAGCTGGTACAGACGCAGAACCTTTGGAAAAGAAACTGTAGTAGACATCATTATGTAGAGCTACAAAACGTGTGTTGATGGGAATCTCTACCGATGCTGGACCACTGTTCGACACGTACACGACTGCCTCAGAAGATGTCCGGTAGTTAGGGAGATACCCATACAGGTTTGCAAACGCTAAAACGCTTTCTCGCTGTGTCGCTGTTTGGATAAATGCTTCCTGCGAAGACCTGTCAATGTAATAATGCAGGACATCACCCATGTACGCCCATAGGTCCACCAACAACATACCGAAGTCAGAAGCATCACGGTCAGTCCATTCGGGCACAACAACGGCGGCTCTACGTAAGAGGTCAACACGTATGTTGGAGTAATCTCTGCTGGAGTAATCGAATGCGGGGTTAGTGGCCATACTGGATCAATAATCCTTAAAAGTCGGTGTCTTCGGTAACCTCACCAGGAATGGCTACATCGACAGTTACTAATTCAGTAGTCCCAAGTGGGAGCTGATACAAAACATCAATCATCATCACAGATTCTTCACCATTAATATAGTCCGTAGTCCTGCCTCGTATGTCAGCTATCTGACAAGTAGAGATGTGTGATCGACACTCATCGATTGCGTCTGTTTTGAAGTCTAGAAATACCAATTCGTCATTAAGTTCAAACAACAGTTCACGAGCCCCAGCTCCGTACCGAGGACGGTTTACCCGTTCCATACGTGAGGTGACCAATACATTGACGATCTTCTGTTCTTCAATTGTACGGCGGTCGCGGGTCTCTCGTATGCTTCCGTTTTCAAATGAGAATGGTATTTTTAAGGCTTTCACGGTCCCCCTATATAACGCTAATTAAGTATACTTTATCAAGTTCGTTACCTTCTACGGCCACGATCACTTGATCCCCAACAGCGGGGTCCCAGGTCCACCCATACTGGGATGCTGTCGGTGCGTGGACTTCAACGCTAACTTTGTCCCCCAGTATATGGGGGATCTTCACGTAAATAGTACTTTTTGATATGTTTATATTTGAAATAATAGCCCTGTACAATGACATGTCAGACTTATACATACTCTAATACCCTTTTAGTAGACGTTACCCATCGATCTCGGATCAAGCTTGGCTCTGGGGGTTCCTCAAATAAAGACGTGGGTCTGGTAGACGGCTCTTCCCCATTGTTATCGTTCTTGTGTAACACCAATTCTGTGGTGTACATGCTCTGCCCCATCTTGTGAGTCACACTAGAGACATACCATATCCCATCAAAATCCCCACCATACTCTGTAAGTAGCACAACTCCGCCGGGTAGGATTCCTGCTCCAGCGGTTACCTCAGCCGTTGCCTTGTACAGAGTCCTGTATTTTTGAGAAGCATTAACCGCTCGTCGGGCCTCAGCAAATGTGCGGTACGGGTGTTTAATAGGCTTAGTGAACGCTGACGAAAAAACAGAACGGTTTGATCCCATGTCCTCGTCCTTAGCATCTATTTTAGTTATGTTTCCCTTGCTTGTTAGTGCTGTAATTGAGGCTCTACTCGTGTCACCAGACACGGAGTAGTGCCCAAAGTCTGCGTTGAACTTAATAACAGTGCATGGTAATTCCCCTGTGGAAACCTTGGGGCTTGGGGTTGCAAGGGCATGAAAAGATGGGAGTCTTCCGATAGCTCGCACAGGGTCCCACACACTTAGGTGTGTACCATGTGCTGACATTGAGTATCCATAGATGTCAGCCACTCTCCGTAGAAACGCCCAATCGCTTTCATTTGCTTGTGCCAAACGGGTTGGTTTAAACCCATCCTTTGGGTAAGACACACTAAAGTTGTGTTTCTTAGCCATTGCAGTCAGTACATTTCCTATGGTGGGGCGTTCCCAAACCCTAGAAGAGGTCTCTTTCATTACTAATGACGCACCAATACACCGAAGGCTAGCTGAGTGTATAGGACTATCGTTAATCAAACCTCGTGAACTGGTGGCAGCAGGTTCTGTAGAAACAATGTAACCAAAGAATGTGTGCTCTCTCCCAACACCAGAGTTAATATATATTTTGACCGCTGCTCCAATATAATCAGTAACAGCCACTGGGTTTATACCCTGCATTACAATATTTGCCATGTCATGTTCGTTCTCAGTTAATTCTATTTCAAAATTAGAAATAGATGAATAATTAACTGATCGCCCGTTGATAACAATCTCAACATTTGGGGATAGTGGGTGATTACTTTTTATGATCATGTGGGAACCCTTATAGGTACCCCGGCTGGTATGCGATCTGGCCATTCAATTTGAGGATTTATATCTGCTATTTCCCAATATCGAAGTGGGTCATTTAGATAGCGGTGGGCGAGACGCTCAAAGCTGTCGTCTTCTCGTGACATGATAACGGCGTACGTTACTGCCTTTTGTTTTTTGCGTGAAGCATATTGACCACCATCAATTTTTACATAACGATCAGTAGAACTATAGGAAGC